ATAATATTACATGTTAAGAGAACTTTTTCTCTATAGACTGGAATACTTGTATTCCTTCGTCAGTCTTGAAGAAAGATGCCATAGCTGAGTATGGATTTTCATCAAAAGGTATTGTCATTAATTTACGCCCATTAGATGCCCAGGTAAATGTTCTTTGGTCATCAGCTAATTTAATTATATTAGCTTCAGTTGCTCTAATAGCAAAATTTCTAAGTTGAACATTATCGTCATTAGCAAGATCTAAGAATAATTTAGGATTATACTTAGCAAATAAGAATAAGTCTCTTTTAAGCTCCTTAGAACTCATGTCTGACACTTTAGATCCTAACTCCACACGTAGTATTGCTTCACATTGATCGATGTCAATGTTTTTAGCAACGTTTAAAGCTTCTAGCTCCATTTCTAATTCAAATAAATCATCTTTAGCATCTTCTTGAATATCTTGCTCTGTATACATTATGCTTAAAAGCGGATGATATAAAGATAATATTTTTTGAAGAGCTTGATTTTCTTTAGTAACTAATAAACTTCCTTCTTTAAATCTAATATGACCAAGCGTAGCTTCACCAGCTTGTTCATCTTTAAATGGAGAGTTTTGATTAGTTGCGTATCTAACTTCTCTTTGTTCGTTTTTTTCAGCATCATACCACAACAGTGGATGCCTTGCTGTATGTTTTGAAGGTATTTTTAATGTTAAAGGATTATGAGGTCCTTTTAAAAAATAAGTTCTGTCTTTTATTTCCCAAGACGAATCTTGAATTGTTTGTTTTTTAGCCATAATATAATATAATTTGATATTTAATAAGAGTAGAAGTTACCCTCGTCAGTTCAACGAGGGTAAATCTACTAGAGTAATTACACTCCTTTGAATAATACAAAGTTGTTAGCAGCTTGCACTACTAAACATCTTTCAGATAAGAAGTTAACTTCCATCGCATCAAGAGTACTTGTGAAAGCACCACCTGCTGATCCAGTTAACCAAGACTTCATACGACGATCTTCTGTTTGAGAAGCTCTGTATCGCACGTGTAAGAATGGTCTACGGATGTTAGTTCCTAAAATTTGATCGTATACTGTAGAAGTTCCAGCTGGCACTAAGATACCTTCGATAGAAGATGGTCCTGTTTGCGCACCACGAGTAGAAGCGTCATTTAAGTATTTCCAGTCAGTTTTATAGAAGTCATAAGATCCTCTGCGGAAACCACTAAATCCAAGATTTAATGCCATTTCTTCAGAATTTTCAAATAATCCATAAGCAGTACCACCTTGAGATCCTTGAGATACAGCACTTAGCATGTTATCAAATTCTAGTGAAGTTGAACGCTGTAAAAACAACATGTTTTCTTCAATAGCTCCTTGAGTATCTAAGTTTTTCAAAATCTCATCAAAGTCATCAATTCCGCTTGCGCCGCTAAATCCAACTTCAACATTACCTCTAGACTGTACAGCAGCGAATAAACCTTGAGTACCTTTAAACGTAGCTGCTAAAGCCGCTGATCCTGCCGCTGCAAGCTCACCTTCAATAACACTCATTTCTAAGTAATCTTCAAAACGTAAACGAGTTTCAGATTCAGCTTTTAAATACCATAAGTATCCAGAAGTACCATCTTCAGTAGCAACTTCTACCCAACCGATCTGAGCCATGTCAGAACCATTGATAGTATAAGTATTACGAATAATGATAGGTGAATTAGAAAACTGAGTAAATGAAGGATCAATACTGATGTTAGTAGTTCCAACAGCTGGATTAACGCCACCTGCTACAGAATTAGTCGTTTGAGATCCTTTATTAAATTCAGAACCGTATACAAAAATCTTAACGATAGCACCTAAACCAGCTGTATTTGCAGCAGTATAAGGAGCAACTGTTAATTGACCAGCAGTAGCGACTCCAGGAGCAGACAAACTACTAGCTGTAACGATACATTTTAATTCTTGACCAGCTCCATCCATAGCAACAATAGTTTGCCCTGGAGATACTACGTTAGTAATAGCCGGAAGACCAGCTGCAGCTACACGAACAGGAATAACAAGTACATTAGCACCTGCATTACCTACATTGTCATAAGAGATATGTAATCTGTTTTGTTCTGACCAAATAACTTGATCTGAAGTCATTGGCATTTCAGCTCCAACCATACGTAAGAATCCAGAAAGAGTTCTGTTTCCGTAACGCTCTACTTCTTGTTCGTAGATTTCAGGTAGATACTGTTGTGCAAAATCATTGGCGTTAGCACCGCCTGTGTTAAATGCTAAATAGTTTGTCGCTAACAGTTGTTGTTGTTGCGATGGTACTATCGAACCGAATTGTGGACTTAAAGCCATAATAGTTTAATTTTAATTGTTAAATTTTCTTGTTTTAATCTTAAGCTTTGAAGAATCAAGACCGCTAATTGCTTTTACTTTTAATCCATTAACAAATACATTACCATCTTGCGTTTTGCGAGGTTCTGTAACTATGTTTTTAGATTTAGCTAATTGACTTTTAATAGCGTCAGTTTTGCCTTGCTCATAAAAATGTTGTGCTATAGTGTCAGCATTTCTAGCTGCGTATAAAGCCTTATGATAACCTTTAGTATCTTTAATTTCTCCTTTATCATTTAAGAACGTCTTAATGAATGTAGAAATATCTTTTTGGTTATCTGCAACTTTGACTGGATCTTTAACGCCATATCTAAACTTTTTCTCTCCAACTTTAAAATCAAAACCTTTGAAATCATTATTAAGAAGTTCGTCTGTTTTGGCACGAAACACGTCTTGGTTAACCTTATTGAGCTCTTGCTCTTCGTTGTATCGGTTGAAAAAATCTGTAGCTTTTTGCTGCTCTTGATTTACTCCAGGTCTCAACTTGATCTCTGCATAGTATTCATCTTTAAGCGAATTCAAATAGCTTTTAGCTTTTGCAACTTCTTCTTTATATGCGAGTTTCTTTTTACGTATATCTCGCGCTTCATCTAAATCTTCATCAAAATTAAAAGTATCTTCAATTACAAATTGAATTTCTTCTGAATCTAAATGAGGCTTAGCTTGTTTGTAGTATTCTTTTAACAATGCTTCTCCATCTACATTACTGTAGTCGGCATTTAATCTAGCATAGTCATCTATAGTTCCACCTGTTTCTTTCATAAAAGAAACTAATTTCTCTAAGTTTTCTGGTACGTTTTGTGCTTCAGTTTGCGGTAGTACTTCTTTTTGTTCCTGTGAGGTGTTGGGACTTTCAGTGCCTCCAACCATTGTGATCTCCTCAGCGTTATCACTTTCATCTTCTACTAGTTCTAATGGAGATTCTACTTCTTCGCTTTTGATTTCAACTTTAGTAATCTCGCTGGACTCCCGTACTTGTTCTTCCACTTTAGGTATATCTCCGGTTTGTTTATCATCAACCACTTTTTCTGTTTCTCCGATTGAAATGGCATCTTCTGTTGGTTTTTTAGTTAAATCTACTTTGGTGATTTCTGGAATAGTGTCCATGTCTTTATACTTAGGCATGTGATGCTTAACTTTAAATTCACCTTCTTGTTTTACTTGTTCTGACATAATATAATATAATAAAATTAATAATTCACTATCTTGGCGTAAACTGCTCTAACCCAAATCCATCTAGATTATCATTACCTGATGATTCAAAATTTTTAGGTAATAAATCGTTTTGTCTTTGATCTATCAGTTCGCTTTGTTGTGTACCTTGCATTTGTAATCTTTGATCTTTTCGATCTTCTATTTGTGATTCTTTTTGAGTGTCTGCTTTTGCTCTCATTTCAGCTAATTTAATTTGATACGAAAACTCTTCGGCCATTAAACCTCTTTTTATTTGAGCTTCTTGTTCCATTCGTTCTATTTCAAATTGAGATTTAGCTTGTTCTATTTGAACTGTCGTTTGAGCTAGCGCTTGTTGTTTTTGTACTTCTGCGGCTGCTGCTTTTTCTGCAGACTCGCTATTAGCTTGAGCTTGCGCTTGAATATTTTGCATTTGTGCAGCTCTTTGAGCGTCTTCGTTTTCAGCTTGTCTAAACTTAAGTAATGTATTAGCTAGCTTTATGTTCTGTATATTTCTTATATCTATAGCGTCAGCTAGTTTAATACCTCCTGATTGCAATGCTATTTGTATGCTTTTTTCTAATTGAGCTTTATCTTCTTCATCTGGTTCTAAATCTAAAAATATTCCAAAGTCATGTAAAGACAAAGAGTCTATTTCTTGAAGAGTAGCAACATTAAAAGCATTTATACTGTTTAATAAAGAAGCTTTAGTTAAAGGAAACTGAAGCATATCACTAACTCTTAAACTAACATTCTCGCATGAACGTATAGTTAGATACATTAAAGACTGTAATATATGTCTTGTAGCTGTATTAGAATTAGCTGCTGCTAGTTTTTGTAAACCAACTAGCGCGTTTTTATCTGGAGCGCTACCATCTCTAGCTTCATTAAGCCCGGTTACATCGCGTATCATTTGTAAGTAATATTGATACGTTTGTATCATGGCCTGTATCTTAGATATACCTGAAGAACTTTGAAGTTCTTGAATAGGTATTTTACCTCTATTCATTTCGCCATCTTGAGTGAGCGATCTACCTACTATTGTACCTGTTTGAAAGTACATGTTTAATGCTTCTGCTGCGTTATAATTTGTTCCGTTACCTAAATCAACTTCAGCTAAACCATCAACATCTACATACACTCCATCTGGAACCAACCTAGCTAAAACTTGTTGTAATTTAAGATGCGTCAACTGAATCATATCAGCAAAACCAGTTGTTCTACTAACTATAGACTCTATACGTCCTTGATACATTCTAGGAGCAGATATAACGTAATTCATATTAACCTTTGTAGTATCGCCGTAAGGTCGTGTCATGTTCTCAGACAGTTCCCACTTAAGTATACTATCGCCCATGCCTAGTATTTTTGCTCCTGTGTATAAAACCTCTATAGATCTTGAAGCTCTTTCAAAGTTATCACTAGGCGGTGGATTAAAAGTATCTTGTTTTTCTAAGATTTTTTCTAGTCCTTGCTCTGTTTGTTTTATTTTAAAAACTTGATCTTGATACGTCTTGTATTCAAAAAACAATACTTGATGTTGATTAACATCACTATTAACCTGCCAATCGCTTTGAGCGTAATTCTGACGTCCTGGATATTTTTGTATTCTTTCTAACTCTTCGTCTGTTAAAGCTGGAAACAATTTTTTTATTTCTGGAAGAGTTATGCTTTTTATCTCACCAACATAATATATGTCTTCAAAATTAGGATCATCTGTAGCTGAATAAACTAAATTAGCTGGATTTACATAGTCTATAGTGATTCCTTCAGCTAAATTAAAACTAGTCTTAACCGCTGATATACCTAACACGGTTAAATCATAAGCTAATCTTTTTTTAGTTTCATCAAATTTATTTGAATCAAGAATGTTATTTATAACTTCTTCTTCAGCTATCTCAATGCTCTGCTTGTAATTAAGTTGCATGTATAAATCTAACTCGTCTTGATCCTTGGGAAGGTTGTCGGGATCTGTTGAAGCAAAGAAATTTTGACCCGTTGCTTGAGATAGTTTTTCTATTGCTGCTTTATTTTTAATGTCACGCATGGCATTAGAAGCAAAATCAGTACGTTGTTTTAACGCAAACGGATCAGAGGCAAATGAATTTAATTCATATCCTTTTTCTGTCATACCATTAACTACAATATCTACAAACTTAGATAATACAGGTATTGGTTTCCAGTCTAAATTTAAATAAGACAGATCACCATTATTTGACAATTCGTCTTTATATTTCTGCACAGGCTGTTCGCCTCTAGCATATAATCTTAGTCTATTAAAGTTCTGGAAATTATAGGAAAACCTATTCTGTCCACTGTTATTTCTAAACCACTCTTGCTCAATAGCGTTTCCAACAGCTAAACCATATTCAAATGATTTCTTTTCTTCTTCAGGTACCACCTGATCTGGAAAGATGCTATTATTATTAGTATAGACCATTTATTATATTATTTTTGAATTTTCACCTGTATTATTGTATTTCCTAAAACCTAAAGACACTTTTGATATAACTTTCTGTGCCACAGGTGTATATCTATTTTTATTGCAAGCCATTATAGCTAAACCTGAGCTTATAGAAGCATCATGTTTTGTTCTGTTATTTATATTGAATTTTTCCCAGTCTTCTAATGTTCTTTGAAAATACATATTACCATAACCTTGATCTTGTATACCTATATGGTGTTCTATATAATCTTCTATCGCGGCAGCGTGAGCTTGTTTTATATCCTCACTTGAATTAGGTATTCCACCTATTTCTCTTTCTGTAACAGATAATTTATGTATAATCTTATCTGGTCTATTCATAGAATATCCTCTATAACCTCTTCTTTTTATATAGTATAAAAGTCTAGGTTTATTATTCTCTGCTAATATTGGCATACCATAAAAAACCAGAGCCATTAAAACGTCTTCAAAAAACATTTCAGCAGTTTGTGGTCTAGCTATGTATTCTAAAAAGAATAAATTAGGAGGAACGTCTTCCATTGAAAACTTAGTTAAACCATGCAAAGCACCGTTGGATCCTCTGCCATCTACCGTTCCTGATATGTCATAACTATCACAGCCAAATGCACCGCAATGATCGTTACCTGGATATTTTGTATTGTTTTTTAATATATACTTATTCTGCAAATTACTTGGAGGAACCCAACTAACGAAAAATCTACCATTTTTACTTGGTAAAAACATTACCCTAGTATCTTTAATCCCACCTTCCCATTGAAAATTACCCTGTGTAACAACATTAGTATTACGAAGGTCTTCATTATAGTCTATTTGCTCGTATATTTTAGTTAAATTAAACAAAGCTTGCTTAGCTTCATCTCTAAAAGCATGCTTAGTTGTTCTTGGGAATTGTCTATAGTATTCATTTAGACCGTCTTGATCTGTTTTCAAACCATCAACTTCATTTTCCCAATGAGAAATAACACCTATATCTATATCTTCTCCATCAATACCTTTAATTGGTTTTTTTGGAGTGTCGAATACAGGAAATCCATAAGTATCAATGTATCCTTCGTAGTTCCATTCCATAGGTATGAACAAACTATATAATCCTGAACTAGTCTGTCCATTGCGGTTTCTTTCGGTGACGTCCGAAGCTTCGTATAATTTCTTAAAATTTGCTCCACCTTTATCTAATGCGTTTGAGGTAGAACCCATCATACATTTTCCTACTATTTTTCTACCTAATCTTAAAGTTGTTTTCGTAACCCTCCAGTTGTTGAGGATGTTGTCCGGTCTCTCCCATTTACCCGATTCATCATGGACGAGGAGTTTGAGCTTCTCTCCATCGTACGAGTTGTCACCGGTATTCTTCCAGTCGATCGTGGTATCAAGACCGTCTTGTATCTCCTCGCTGGCTTCTTTAATCGAGTTTCTTGTGAGTCGCTTAGACGGTACCTTGTAGGATAACTCCGTCTTTGGTCTTTCCATACCGTCTTGTACGGGTTTGAAAAAAAACGGGTAGTTAAGTGATATGGGTACAACCTTGTCTGTAAACATCTTCTTAGCATCAGCTCCCGATTTAGAGAGTATCCCAAACCTAGCATCTCTTGATATTGTAGCGAGGTTAACAGTGTCTGCGG